AATAATGCAGTCCGCCAGCTCAATCTCAATGCTTTTGAACTGGGGGCAGTGTTCATCCCGTTTAGGCTGGCGGAGAGCTTCCAACGCTTCGCTCAGCTCACTATGGCACAGCGCGATGATCTCCCCGTTGTTCCGTGGGTGGTCCCACCAGCCCTTTTCGCGGGCAATCCGGTGAACCTCCGCCATCACACCGCGGAAGCGCTTGTCGAACTCCTCCTGCTCGAATTCACTAAGCATTTTATAACTCCAAAGGAAAAGCCGGGAAGCCCTCCCGGCGGGGGTGGTACTCTACGGCCTCAGCACCGTATTCACGCGGTCCATGATGTCACCTTGATACATGTCGTGCTCGATCTTGACCTTGACGAGGCGACCTTCCAACTTACGGAAGGAGAACACGTCTCCGGGCTTGTTCAAGTCCGCCGCTTCCCTGTAGATGCGCAGGCGGCGGTTCTTCCCCGGCCCATTGTCGATAGCACCTTGCTCAGTGAGATCCAGCATGATGCTGTCGTTCAAGGTGATCTGGGAAGTTGCCAGGCCGAGCTTGTCCTTCAGCTCCCCTGGCACGTCGATATTGACAGGGACGTCGAAGGCAACGCCGCTGCGGGAGGGATCGACCTTGCCTTGCCAGGTGCGGGGCTTGGGTTCCCCGAGGGTAGCCAGGTAGAGGCCGTCCGGGGAGGCTGGATTCTCCACGGGCAGGGGCGGTCGGCGGATGGAAGGTGTGTCGAGCGTTGCGTCGAGGAAGGCTTGTGGGTCGAATAAACTTGCGTCCATGATAAGTGCGTCCTTGGTTGGTTGAGTGGCTGGAATCCGCCAGCCGTCGGTTGATGCTCGTTCAGAGGTAGCGTGTTTCCTTCCCGAGAAGGCGGACAGCTAACTCAGTCGGGCGGGTGGGAAGGTCGCTCAAGAGCTGGCGAAGATGCTCGACAGCCTGCGTCGGCGTGCGGCCCGCCGGGAGGGTGAAGGAGACCTCGATCCGGACCTTCGTGATAGAGCGCTTACTCATCTTCCTCCTCCTTCGCGAAGTCAAGGAAGCTCTCCTCCCCCTCGCTGTCCGTGAACATCAAGCCCGTTCCATTTGAGCTGACCTCCACGGTGACTTCACTGTCAAAGGGGATCTCCTGCAGCGCTTCGATAAGTTCGTATACAGTCATGCTCCACCTCGCTTCTTCCAAACGTCCATGATCGTGGCGAAGTCAGGCTTGAGCTTCGACTTGTACCCGAGGCTCCGCGTCTTTGTGTCCACGCCGTAAGCAGCTGTGTCCCAGTAGAACGAGTCTCCCTCCCGCACGGTATAGATTACGTCGCTGAACAGCGGGGGGATATCCCCTGCGATAGCCCGCCCGATCGCCTTAGTCATAAGCTTGGTAGTCTGGGTCACCTGGTCCACCTCCCTCTCCACGTGGGCTGTCATGACGAAGGTGAATGGGAATCCCTGGGTGAGCAGGCGGATGAAGTTCATCAAGCAGTTCTGCGCAACGCCATAGTCCTGGGGGGCGGCGGCTGGCTTGTTTCCAATCTGCATCTTCATCGCGGCGTTGGCCAGCTCCGTGAGGCTGTCCAGAACGAGGACCTTGTCCATCTCCCACTTGTCTACCATCCCGAAGGACTTGCCAGTGCGGTCGTCCTTGAAGTCCGCGAGGGTGCCCAGGATCTTCCAGAAGGAATTCGCCTCTCCTCCGCGGTTGGGGTCCTGCATCTTCGTGATGGACTCGTAGGACAGGCGACCAACTTTATCCGTCGAGTCGAGGAGGCTCGCGAGGCTGAGCGGCGTGGTGAGCTGCTGATGCCAATGAAGGCACTCGGGGACTTCCTTTCCGCGATCCCGCCAGTAGCCAAGGAGGGTCTCCAGCCCGTTCTCAGTGAAGAGGACGAAGACTTGCTTATTGTTCGCTTGGCACCAGTCGACAAGCGTGCCAATCGCGTAGGTCTTGCCTGTGCCGGAGGCACCCTCCAGCATGACGTTAGGGCCGTAGAGGGGGATTGCTGGTTGATCAGCCATTCGGGGACTCCTGTCTCTCCTGCTTCTGCAGGACGGTTAAGTGGACTTGAAACTCCCAGGCCAGCACGGCTGGCGGGAGGTAGGTGAGGGTTCGTGGCCAGTCCATTGAAGCCGCGAGCCCTGCGTCGGGGAAGATGCCAAGGAGGCTGCCTGGGAAGCGGGTGCCTTCGGCGGCGAATCGTGGAGTGTGCTTTTCGCAAGGGGTTAAGTGACAGTAGGTTGTGCACCCTGGCCCTGTGATGATGCGCGCCCAAATGTCTCCGCAGGTGGAGCAGAAGAAGGCGTGACCCGGCGGCGGAAGGCCCACGCCATCCTCAGGGATCTGGGCCTCGCCGAGGTATTCCTGGCGGATGAAGTAATGAGCAGGGGTCATTAGGGCACCGCTAGCGCTTCTGCGCCATAGCATGCGCATACCTCACCCCATCCCACATCCAGCGCAGCGTCTTATTCAGCCGGCGCAACTCCCGGCGCTGGTTCTGCGAGCGCTGGCGCAGGCGTAGGAGAGCAGACTGAGACTTGGCTAGCGCGCAGTGCGGGCAGGCTGCCGGACTGAGCCAGTCGTGATACCAGGGATTGCCGCAGGTGTCGCAGTTGATGACCTTGGCGGCGAGGCGTTCTAGCTCTGTGATGGTGGGCACGGCTTCTCCTGTTCTTCGGCGAGCGCGGCGCGAAGGGCGTTAAACTCGTCTGTGTTTCTATCCGCTATTTTTTGCACCGCCTTCGCTGCTTCCCTCAAACGCGCGAGACGGGCTTCGAGTTCTCGCATTGGATGCTTTGCGCACACCGCGATGTGATCTGCCAGCGCCTGATGCTGCGTAGCAGGAGTGTCTGGAGGGTACGCCTGGCCGCAGAACGCGCACGTAAGTACGGGCTGGTCGGCAAGCAGCTCGTTGTAGAGCTTCGCTGCTTTTTCGCCAAACACTCTGGCCTCGTCACGCTCCCGCTCCAACTCCACAATCCTCTGCTTATCCATCTCTGCAAACGTGCTCAGTTCACCAAGGCATTTCTCATTCTCCGCGATCCTCGCCTCGACGGTTGCTATGTCGCTGCGCAGGCTTTCGTACTTGTGCCGCCACTCGTCGCGCTCTTGCTCCAACTCCGCAATCCGCTTCTCGTCCTGTATGGCCTGGCTCTCTCCCCGAATTTTAATTAGCTCATTGCAGACGTCTCTGAGCGCGGCTAGGCGTTGCTCCAACTCCGCAATCCGCTTCTCCCTCGGCTCGGCGGCGGCGAGGTAGGCTTTTTCAAACGCTTCTTGCACGCAAGCTTCCCACGCGCACATTTTGTTTTTCTTCCAATCCTCAATACGCTGCGGCCAGCGCAACGATGCCCACGCCTCAAACTCCTCTCTGATTTCGTCGCTGGTCATCGTCCTATGCCCCCCGCACGTATCTGCGCAGCGTACCGAACACCAGCCCCGGCGCTTCGTGCGCGTAGTAGTCGATCGTGTCCCGGGCATTCTCCAAAATATTGCCATGTTCCCAACACACGCAAGGCACATGCGCTTCGACGTACCGCATCATGGCGATGCATCGGTGGCAAGTGCGAATCCGCTGAATGACGTCGTCCCACTTCGCCGATAGGTCCTCGTAGTCATCACCTTTGGCTATGAGTCGACCGCACTCGTAGCACCGATGCTCTTTACGAGCGCGCCGCATAGTCGACGAGTAAAAAGCTGGCGGGTAGTCGTAGTCGCAGTAGCAGTCAGAAGTCATTACAGCGTATCCGTTGTCGAAAGTGTCTTAGGCCCGCAATAGCTGCATGTCATCCAAAGCGGCGAGTAGCATCGTCCACAGCCAGGACATTGCCAGCCAGGGGTTGCCTGAGCGATTGGCCATGTCTTTTGATCGAGGATGCAACGGTCATTACATCCGCTATGTTGGCAATACTTGCCATTAGTCGGACAGTACGTCCCATTCATTTCCTCGCCCTTTCGCGGATGGCGGCGTCGTCATAACCACGCGCTTTTGCATAATCGGTAAGATAAATTCCGCGCGACCATTCTATGTACGTTTCCGGCAGACCTGCATTGATTGCTGGGCGGCTGTCGATTATGACTTGCAACCTCCGCGCATCCGCCAGCGCCGCCGCTAGCTCGCGTTCGAGTTTGCCGCATAACTCAACAAAGTCTGTCAACTTACGCCACAGTGGGCGATCGTCGTCTATGATCGCATCAGTCCTTGGCGTATCACTCACGATTGCACCTTGACGCTTCCATTGCCGCGACACAGGTGGCACGGCACGCCTGTTGATACGACGGCACTTGGCTCTTGGCCCGATCCCCAACAGCGCGGGCACGTGACCAACTGATAAGTCATTCCTCATCCTCCTGTTCCTGTTCCACCATTGGGCAGTTCTCTATTCCTGGGCATGCCCCCGGCAATCTCCCACACTGGCACCGATCCCGGTAGAGCGGCGGCGCGTCCTCGTCATACTCCCGGATCGGCCGCTCGCCTGGGTTCATGTAATCGTCTGGGTGGTGAATCACGCTGCCCTCTCCTCTGGCCACACAAGGGGCAGGCTCACTTCTTCCCTCGCGATCGGGTCCCATCTCCGCCGCTCGAACTGCTGCTCCAGGAGTTGCTGCGGCTCCCTCATCTGGCAGACGCGGGCGAACGTACAGCCGCCGTACTCTACACAAGCGTGGTCAAGGTTCCAATCGTAGTAGCCTTCGTTCCAGCAAGCGATGAACCGGCGGATATCCCGCTGGAGCTGCGTGTACCACCGCTCGATCTGCCAGTCAGGCCGGTACGTGATAGCTTCGAGGGTGTCGTACTTGGTCTTGAGGATGCTGACTCCGCGGACGAGGAAGCCATCCAGGTGGATCCCTGCGCGGGCGGCACCCCAGACGTAGCTAGTGAAT